ACGGTTGATAATGTCTTTGGACTGAACGAGTTGCCAGTAAACCTCAGGGGTTACAACGAGACAACGGTCGTTCTTGGGGACATAGGTTTCATCCAACTTCTGGACGGCAGGGTAAATACCATCCTCCACAAGTTGAGTAATGGTGTAACTACCAGCAGCACCAATAGCGATGTCACCACCGCCGTTAGTGAGGGGAGCCGACATACCAGTAACGGCAGACGCTTTTTGAGCCATACGGAGAATAAGCTTTTCACGCTTATACGCCAAGGCTAGACCAAGTTCAGCCGCGAAGGGTGAACGGTAGTCGTAGTGGGACATAGCTTCATCGAAGTCATCGATGAATACACTGGCAACCATCTTGTCATCCACATAGACGATTCGCTCGTCCACAGGAATGGTAGGAGAGTAGTCAGTAGCAGCCCCGGTAGGGTTAGCAATACTTCCAGCGGCTTGCTCAGTAAGCAAGTTCTCACCAGGAGTATGGAAGAAAGCATCAGCCCGACCAATGACGGGGAACTGAGCAGACTTACCAGATGCGATGGTTCGGTTGCGGACTCTTGGAGTCACTTCCAAACCTTTGTGGTAGGCGGCGAGGACTTCTCCACCAAAGACTTTCAGGAACATTTCCCGATTGTCAGTAGCAGTCGAAGCCTTCTCACCACCAAAGGCGACAGCATTTACAGCCATGTTATTTTTTTCCTCTATTTAGAGTGGGTTAAAGGGTTTTAATCCTCAGACCTCCGCATGACTGGGTGTTCCTATCCTGTGATGGGACCAACACTTAGGGTTGAGTTACATCTAAGTTCTACACCTAGAACTCAGACTTTTCAATCCTTTCTTGTACAGATTTTCTATACGCTGCGTTCCTCTCGTACCTCGGGTCATTGACGGCCTTAATCATTTCTTCTTGATTAGCAAAGCCTTTAACGCCTCCACCTCCACCTTTGCCGGTATACTTCTTCTTAGTCACCTTACTGGCAGAAGACTTAGTAATACCTGCTCTCGCAGCTAGACCGTTAACGGCCAACTTAGCAGCTTCAAAATCTGTTCCTTGTACCGCCTTATCAAAGGCAACAGACTCCGCTTCAGTAAGGTTTGTGCCTGCCCAAGCGATGAGTTCTTCGTAACGGTCTTGACCACCAACTAGGTTGTATACCTGTTGTTCTTGGAAGTCAGCTACCGTGCTGAACATGGAGAAGTATCGGTCGATGTACTCTTGAGGGATTACCCCAGAGAGTTCAGCCAGAGTTTCCTCTGTAACTTGACCAGTCTCATTGAACTGGCTCTCAGCAGTAGAGAACAAATTGGTTACATGTTCCATGGAGGTGTCTTCTCCCCCTTCTTCACCCTCCTTACCTTTCGCTTTACGCAAGCGATTAAGCTCCGTGCCTTGCTCCTTAACCTTAGTGAGTAGGTTCTTGTGGGCTTCTGCGAAAGCTTCTTCGTCCGCGTATTGTTCTGGTAGCCATTCTGGTCTCTCAGTTTCATCGTCCCCATCAGTAGGGCCATCCTCAGAGCTATCGTCTTCTAGATTATTTTCTTCAGAGTTCTCCTCAGGCTTCAGGTGGTCAGGTACGTCAATACCTGCCTCCTTAGCTGCCTCGAGTTCCTCAGGGGTGAGAGTACCGTCAGTTGTCAGTTCAGTGGAGTCGTCCATGTGTTATTATTGGTTTGGTTCTGGTTGGTTCTGTGCTGCTCCGGCAGCTACAGCGGCAGCTACAGGTCCAGTAGCTCGTTCTACCATGGCATCTTGTCTAGCCTGTTCAGCTTCTTGTGCCATCTGTTCTGGGGTCTTGACAAACTTATCTCGGTCAAGGTGTAGGTTCTCCGCTAGAACTGTGGACAACCCATGGACGTTAGTAGCCATGAGTGCCTTGTCTCCGCCGTAGCGTTGGAGGACCTCAAGGTACGTTTGGATTCTCTCTAGTTCTTGGTTACGTCCGAGAGCATCTACTCCGGTAACGATAACGAAGTCCACCGTATCAGGGAGCTTAGGCAACTCATTTTCCTTCTCCATCAGGTTAACTACCCTCTTGAGTAGGGGTAACTGCATCTCTTGGGAGATGGTGGAGTAGATGTTACCTAGCTGCTTTTGAAGAGATTGAATGAGAACACGAATCTCCTCAGCAGTCACACGTTCAGCATCCCGCATGACTCCTTCAGTCAGTAGGAACGCACGGGCAAGACGTTGTTCGATGCGGTTTATCGCAGCGTCTACAAGGCGGAAGTCTCCGCTCTTATCTGAACGGGAAACGTAGATGTCCTGCTCCCTACCGTCAACCACATCACCATTCTCTGCACCAGCAATCGTGTCCTTATCCGTAAGACCTGCGGGGTCTACAGTGGTGAAGGTACGAGCAGCAGCTAGAGCCATATCTACGATTGCCTCGCTTAAACCTTCTAAGGTTTTAAGGTCGCCAATGTAGTGGTCAACGTAGCTATAACTGTAGTCCTGACCGTGATTTGGGTATAGCCAGTAGGCTTGAAGTGGGGACTCTTCGTAAGTCAGGTCCTCTATGAGGGTGTCTGGAATCTCAACACCTTCTAGTTCTTGCCAGAAAGAGTAAGTACCTTTTCCATCCGCCATTAACGCTGAGTAAAGGAACGCGGTATCCTCATCCACATCCCGAGTATCGGAGGTCATCCCACCAAGGAGGTTCCTCAGTTCTTCTGGGGCTGATGGAAGGTGGATACGCTCACGTGTAACAATAAGAGTTGGGTTACCCTCACCGTCCCGGTTGATAACGTAGTTGTCTAGACGGATAAGACGTAACTGGTCCTCTGGGTTTACACCAAAATCATGGACACAGTTACCAGCAACCAAAAGGTGCTTATTGGTCTCTCCAATCACAGGACGGTACTTGAGTTCTTCAAACTTCTTGAGAACTCTCCTCTCCATGAGAGAGAGGGTTAGGGACAACTCAGCTACAGCCTCCTTTACTTTGGGGGTAACCTGCCCCCCTCCCATTTCTTCCGCCAAGGCAGACTCGACTTCAGCGTCTAACTCAAACTTAAAGAAAGCCTCACTAGCGGGGAGTACCGACAACGTGATTGCAGCACTCAAGTTATTACAACCATGAGCGCCCATTGATTGGTACGGTGCGGGTAGGTGTCCACCACTCTCTTCGACACCCTCTTCTGGAATCAGGCCAGGGAGAGTCAGGAGGGAGGCTTGACGCGCCCTCTCCAAGAACCAATCACGACGAGTACATAGTCGAGTGTACTCACTCTTAGCGGTAACTTCGGACATTAGATGTTCAGACCCGTATTGCCTCTTGCAATCGTCAGGGCAGACTTTCCGGCCCTACGAGACGACAAGATTTTCCGCTTAGGATTAGGTGATTTAGTCACCAAAGATTTAGCGGTCTCTGCTGGAAGCGGTGGAGCTTCTAAAGCAGGTGGGTCAGGAATCTTTATTTTAGGTACGAGGCACATTACCCTTTCTCCATCTGTCTTTTAACCAGTTCTCGGACATGTGCTACCACTTCAAGCTTACCCTCTCTAAAGAAGATTTCATCCCTAGACTCGGACATCCTAGGACGCTCCTCCTTAAAGGTGCGCTCGAGATACCGAAGCTGGGCTTCTGTAAAGATTGGAATCTGGTCGGCCATGTTCATTCATTCTGTCGGTAAAAGGGAGGACAACCGTAGGGTTAGGGCTGCCCTCCCACACTTACCGAACCATCTTACTTCCAGAGACAACGCTGCAAGTAGTCCGACGCATCTTAAGACAAGAGCGCCAGTTACGTCAATACTTCAGGTTATTTTCTGACCATAGTTGGATGGTCCCATCCTCATAGTCACCAGGACGAAGTATATAAGCAACGCTCATATTTATTACAGCGTCCTCTTTAGTTAACCCTTTGTCTTCGTAGGCCTTAACTACAGCTTCCCACATCCATCGGGCTGAACTTCTACGGTCCTTGAGGATTTTACCTGCTCCTACTACACCTACACCGGGACAGCCTGGGTAGCCATCAGTCCTATCTCCAACCAGACATTGGGACATTAGGTTGTAGTCCGCCTCTTCTGGGGTGATTAGTTGAATCCCCTTGGATGGATTGAGAGGGTCGAACAGGTTACAAGAGATAGTCCTTAGGTCCTTATCGGGGCTGACCAGCACAGCAAAAGGCCCAGCATTGATGCCGAGGACATCATCAGCCTCCAGCAGTTCGTGGGTGATACAGGTCCGTGACTCATTGGCCCAGGCCCTAAGTGCCGGGTAGACAATCGGCCTCCGTGACCCAACAAGGGACTTGAGGCGGTTAGCTTTGTAGGTCCCGAGTATGTTATGCCTCCAATATCTGCTGGTCTCGTCGCTAAAACAGAAGACCAGCTTGTCGTACCTACGGTTAACACCTAGATACCTAGAC